CTACCTCGCCCGCTTGTCGGCAACCGACCAAACCACCGATCCGATGGTCAGCAGTGCACCGATCACCGGTTCAATATCGGAGGCTTGGACATAGCCCTTGGCCACCAGCGCGGTGCCAGCGACGGTCAGAATTTGGCGGATCAGTGCAAGGATTGCAGGTTTCAGCATGATTATCTCCTGTTCAGAATTCATTGGTGGTTACGAGGAATTCGCCCGGCTTCATCGTCCGCAGGCGTTGCTGGCGGGGCGGTTCGGTGGCGGGCCAGCGCGCACCAAGGAGGCGGGACTTGGCGATGCGGGCGATGGTGACGGCGTCGGATTGGTTGCCGCCGAGCACGTAGAAATGCGTGTCGTCCTGGCCCATCGCGAAACCGACATGCCCACCAGAGCCCCGCGAGAACACCAGCACCGCGCCGGGTGTCGGCTTCACCTCCTGCCCGAACATCAGCCAGTTGCGCGCCCAGTAGGGATTGGTACCCAGCGCGCCCAAAAGCGGTTCATCGGGTAGTGCCACGCGGATGCAGGTCTCCACGAAATCCCCGCACCATGGGTTCTTCGATGGATCCCCGACGGTGCGGCCATCACGCTTCAACCAGTCCATCAGCCAGGAACGATCTCTGGCTTCATGACGGCCGAGGGCAGACTTGGCCTCCGTGATCCAGGGCAGCGGACCCGGTGGGGCGACGGCTGCTGCGCGCCCATTCGCAGCCAACAGCGCTTTCATCGCGCGGGCGGTGCGCAGGCCCCAGAGGCCGTCGATTGCGCCAGGTGAATGGCCCAGCTGGTCTAGACCATTTTGGATCAGCCGGATGGGGTCACGGGTCTTGGCATTCATTGGAAAGCTCCTTTCGCCCAGCGTCGGGCATGAAAAAACCCGCCTTGCGAGCGGGTCGGGTTAGAACGGTTTGATGCGTGTGGGTTGGTCAGTCGGTGCGGCCGCGCTGGAACGCATCGAACATCAGACCCCGCATGGCGCGGATATCCGTCTCGATGCGTTCCAGCCGGTCGGCGTCGCCTTTGCGGTCCTCTGCGCGCTGGCGGCCCACGCGGTCGCGCTCGGCCATCAGCTCCCGGTCCAAACGGACAAGCATCGCGTCATTGGTGAAAGCGCGGCGCGTGACGGCGGCCAGGAGCGCGATGAAGCCGCCGATCAACGCGGTAATGGCGGCGGTGATGCCGTGGTCGCGGAAGGCTGCGCCAACCTCCTCTAGCAGTGTGGTTCGTTTTGTCATGGTTCGGTCCTTTAGAAATCGGTCTCGACGTAGATCCCGGAGCAGTCGTAGGCGACCGCCGCCGCAGTCGCACCGTTGTTCATGTAATTGCGCGGGCTCAGAAGCTGGGTGGCGGCGGGCATGTCACTGGTGATGGTAAATTCGACGGCCGCGCCGCTGACCTCCTCGACCACTCGGACGCCGATGTCCGCGCCGTTCGGGGCGGCCGCGATATAGAGTGACAAGACGTTGGTGGTGCTGGCCACCGGGAAGCTACCGCCTAAATCGGTCAGCGTTGGCGCGCCGCTGCCATCGTTGTGCACCAGCTGCCAATTGGTATGGGTGCCACGCTGGAAACCGATGCCGACGCAGTTCACCGCGGCCGCAAGTGTCAGCGTGGTCGCCAGCGCAGAGATCGACCCGTAAAGCCCGAAGAACCCCATGCCCGTTGCCTGCAAGGTCGTCATCGAGAGGCGGTTGACGTAGCTCCAGCCGCCGAGACCCTCCGCATTGCCGCGCCAGCAGACCCAGCCCGCTGATCGCTCCTCGGCCACGGCATCCACCGTCGCAGCGCTGGTCACGCGCCAGCGCCGCATGCTGGTTGAAAGGTTGGTGGTCGCTAGTGTTGGCGTGGCCACGGTGCCCACGGCTGTGCGCGGCATGCCGTTGGTGTTGACCGTCGTGCTGCTCGAGGGTGCCCACGTCGCGATCCGGTTGACCCCGAAGTGGGGCTGCAGGGGAAAGAACCGGCCCGAAGGGCGCTGCACATCCAGCCATCCGGCCCCAGCCCGGTCACGAGCGTAGACTGCCAGTTTGCCCTCGGGCGGCGGGTCCGGGGCGGCGGGTAGGCTTGGCATGTGCAGCGGTTCAGGCAGTTCAACCCGGCCGGAAGTGCGGTCGATCCTGATGGCATCAAAGAAGGTTGATCCGTTTGGGCTGACTTTGAAACTGAAGTCGTCGCTGCCCAGCAACCCGATCAGCGCCCGCGCCGAGAACCCGGTCTTGAAGGCGAAGGCGGCATCATTGGCCGCGGCATTCTTGTTGAAAGTCGCCTCGATCCCGGCGCCCGCGTTGTTGAACAGCATAGCCGGGGTGTTGATTGAGAGCCGGTTAAAACTGTCAGCGGTCGCCCCACCAAGGCCCAAGAGCTGGGCGGTCAGGTTCGCCTGTGGCATGCCAACCTGAGTCACGGCATTCGCGAAGGTGACCGTGGGTGTGTTGACCACCGTCGTGCCGCCAGCCCCCGCGGTAGCGGAGCCAATGTTGACGACCGTCGTGGATCCGGACGCGCCGCCGGTGCCGATGTTCATGGTCTTGGTAGTGCCGTTGGTCGTGGCCCCGCTCCCGAGGCCGTAAGTCGCCGTCCCGGTCGCCGTGCCAATCGATGCGCTGGCCGCCGAGATTGTGACAGTGCCCGAGGCCGTCAGCGTGCCCGAAAAGGTCTTGTTGCCGCTGAACGTCTGGGTGCCCGCAAGGATCGCCAGTTCCGACGAGGTGTTCGGCAGCGTGAAGGTCCGGGTCGTGCCCGTCGTAATCCCAGACAGCGAGAACGCCGCCTTCTTGGTCGGATCGGCGTCATTCACCAGGCTGAAAACAGCATCTGACACATCCACCGGTTCGCCAACTGGTTCCCAGGCGCTGCCATTCCAGACCAGAAACATCTGTTCGGCCGCGATCCAGGCCAGCCAGCCGGGGCGCGGCACCAGCCGCATCCAGACGCCATCGACCCAGAAGGCCACGTTCAAGTCCCAGCCAGCCCACAGACCTGTCGCCCCAGACGCCACAATATGCCGGTCGCCGTCGGTCGGGCTCGCAGATGGGGCGGTGCGCGTGCGGTCCAGCACTGACAGCTGCACCATGGCATCGAGCAGCCGCAGCGCCTCGTTATGGGTGACATGCTTCTGGGCCTGCGATGCCAGGATGTAGGGCAGCAGCAGGTGGGTGGTGATGTCGGACATGGTCCTGCTTTCAGAAGATAAGGGTGACGGATCGCCCAGCGCCCCGACCGATCAGGGCCGAGAGCTGGTAGATGCGGATGCCAAGGGATTGGCCGGGCCCGAGGGGCGCGCTCCAATCGGTGGTCTGCTGCGCGGCGGTGTAGAGGGCGCTGGTCGTGGCAGTCGTCAAGGATCGCTTGACAACTGACCCGTCCAGAATGTCGACCTGATATGCTTCGCTGTCTTCGGCCAAGGGCACATCGCCGAGGCCCCAGGTGTCAGCGGCCAGCGATCGCGACCGACGCGTCCAGCGGATCGTCAGGTCGCCCGGGCTGCGGGCGGTGCGCCACGGCTGCTCGACATGCGCGACCGAAAACGGCCGCAGCCCAGCGCCCTCGGGGGTGAAGGTGGTGGCGACAAAGGTTTCGTCGCTGACTGGTCGAGAGGCTGGGCCAATGCGCCAGTTCCACGGCAGGCCGAGGTCGGCCTCGCTGATTGGCAGCGATGCAAGTGCCGTGTCTAGCACAACGACCCGCGCGCCGGTCGGCACCATGCTGACCATCGCACCTTCGGTTCCGCGCTGGCCCCGCAGCAACCGCGTCAGCCGGTATCGCCCCGGCGCGATCAGCTCGGCTGCGCCTGCCTGGACGATTTCCCATTGCCCAGCGCCCGTTTCGACGGCCAGCGCGTTGGCCCCGCCCAGCAGGGTAATGTCCGTGACGCTCTCCAGTGTGCCGGAAAACAGGTCAACGACCAGCGCATTACCTAGATCGAAGCGCGACACCGGCCCTGCAAAGAAATCTGCCACCAGCCCGCCCATGCGCGCGCGGGTGCCAAATGTGTTCAGTAGCTCAAACCCATCCGTCGCAGCGCTGCGGTAGACCGCGATTGCGCCGGGCCACGGCTTGGAATGGGCGGCGACAAAGGGGCGATGCGCGGGTTGATCTTCGCGCAGCTGCGGCAGATCGAGCAGGAGCACATCAGGCACCCCAAACACCGTCGGGGTCGACAATGATGCGGGGCGTGGATCGCCGGGCGGCAGATCGTAGACGGTACGGTCCTGGCGCACGGCGTCGATGCTGCGCAGGTCCGAGTCCGCGATGGACACCAGCCGCAGTTCCGTCAGGCGGCCATCATGATCGAGCACGATCACGTCGCAGGGGTCCAGCGCCAGACGCGAGGGTGGTAGGCGGAACACGGCAGTTTCCCGTCCGACCCAAGCCTCCATCAGCGCGCGACGGCAGCGGCGTTCGGCTTCTTCCGGCGGCACTGCCATCGGGAAGGCCTCGGACGCGATCCTGGTGGTATCGACGGTGATGCGCCGGGCTTCGACCTGCGCCGCGTCATAATCCTCATCCGCGCGCGCGACCTGCCATTTCAGGGCCTGCGGCAGTTCGGTTTCCTGTGCGCGGGTCAGTTCCATGACGTCGCCTTGCGATGATGACGCGGCCACCATGCTGTCGGGCGTGATGTTCAGACTGGCAATCCGACCACGCATGAGGAAGCGGATCCGCCCTTCGCTTTCCACGACATCGAAGCCGAAATGCCGCGCCAGTGTCGAGATCGATGCGCGCGGTGCTTCCAGTGCGGAAATCACATAACCCTCCACTGCACCCCAAAGGCCGGAGACGTCGATCTGGTCTTCCGTCATCTCTGTGCGCAAACAGAGATGACGGACGAGGGCCGCCAGCGACACCGCCCCAAGCCGCCCTGTCAGCCAGTGCCCGAGCCGCCAGTTCGGACCATCCGTCCAGACATTAGTCAGTTCGGGGAAGAACGGATAGGGCCGCGCGTCCCAGGTCCAAGCGGCGCATTCCGGCACCTGGACCATCCGGTGGCCATATACGCTAGAGGTTGGATTGTTCGCCGCAGCACCCCAGAACAGATAGGTCGCTTCCAGATAGGCGCGCTGGATCGCATCATCGCGCCACCCCCGCGAAAAGTGCGGCGTGAAACTCTCGGACGACTTCGGATCGAAGAACACGTTCGGCTGATTGGTGCCGCGATCAATGGCCGGGCAGCCAAGTTCCGTGAACCAGATCGGCTTTGACTGCGGTACCCATGCGGTGGGCGTGCCGCTCTCTACGCCGCCCGGGCGGTTGAAATGCGGGTTCGACCACCAGGCGCGGAGGTCCTTAAAACGGTAGACCCACGGCCTAGCGGCGGCACCGTCGGTGATCGGCGTCCGGACCTGTGCCGCTCGGTCGGCCAAGTTGGCATAGAACCAGTCGAACCCCTCGCCGCCAGCGATGTTGGATTGCAGGTAATTCCGGTCATAGATCGCGGGAGCCAGCGCGGCATCAGCATGATCGAACCCGTCGCGCCAATCCGAGAGTGGCATGTAGTTGTCGATGCCGATGAAATCGATGTTGGCGTCTGACCAAAGTGGGTCCAGGTGGAAGAACACATCGCCCGATCCGTCGCCCGGTTGGTGGCCAAAATACTCTGACCAGTCAGCGGCGTAGCTGATCTTTGTGCCCGGCCCGAGGATAGTTCGCACGGCCGCTGCCAGATCGCGGTAGGCTTGCACCGCCGGATAGGTACTGGCCCCCGAGCGGATGGTGGTCAGGCCCGGCATCTCGGTGCCGATCAGGAAGGCATCGACGCCCCCTGCCGCTTTGCACAGATGGGCATAGTGCAGCACCATGCGGCGCAGGCCCCAATCGCCAGCGGGGCCGGTCCAACTGACGCTCTCCCCTGAGACGCCGAAGCTGGCAGGTGTCGCCGTGCCGAATAGGGCTGTGACCTGCGTTGCCGCTGCTGCAGTTTTATCGACGGTGCCAGCAAATCCAGCGGCGGGGGAACACGTGATCCTTCCGCGCCAAGGGAATGCGGGCTGGCCCACCCCGGCAACGTTGGCGCTGTAGGGGTTGGGCTTGGTATTGGCGGGCGGAACGTCCATCAGGATGAACGGATAGAAAGTGACGCGCAGACCGCGTGATTTTATCTCCCTGATCGCCTGCACAACCGCGAAATCTGCCGGGGTGCCGCCATAGACAGGGCGGTCCTCGGCGTCTCGGCTAACGAGAACCGCATTGGCGCGCGAGACCCCGTTAACCGACCATGGCGAGGGTGTCGTGGTCTTGGCCGAAACCTCGACACCAGGCCGCACCTTGCAGTTCCCTGCGCGCAGATCATCGCCGAACCACGCTACCACGAGGCTGATGCTTTCCACCGCCGGGGCCATGGATTGCAGCCGGTCGAGCGCCACGATGATATCGGCGGTATCAGCAATCGCGTTCAGGTTTTCCGCAGTGGTCGCGCCGCCAGCGCCAGAGGATTTCTTGACCGGGGCCGTCGCATAGCTGAACTCGCCCGAGGCTGGGATCAGGGTGACAGCTTTAACTAACCCTTCGGCAGTGTCGGGGTCCGCCAGTGGCAGGAACACCTCAAAGCTGATCTGCGGCAGACGATTGCCGAAAGCGCTGAGGTCCAGCTCTTCGAACACGACATAGGCCGTGCCGCGATAGGCAGGCGTTCTATCCGCGCCCATCTTGGCGCTAATGAACGGATTGGGGATCTGCGCCTCATCGCCCGGATACCAGCGCCAGGTGACGCCAGTCATATCCATCGGCTTGCCGTCGGCCCAAACCCGGCCGATGCCGGTGATCTCGCCCTCGCACAATGCTACGGCGAAGCTGGCATAGTAGAGATATTCGGTCGTCGTGACCTTTGCGCCGCCCCCGCCACCCTTGCCGCCGCCTTGGGTGGTGGTCTTGGTCTCCTCGCGGAAATCCGTGGCCCAGATGATATTGCCGCCGATCCGCATCCGGCCAAAGAGCCGTGGGATCACGGCCCCTTCGGTCGCAGAGGTGATCCGCAGCCCGTCGAGCCTTGCGCCCTCGATGCGTTGGGCGGGCGCGAGGGAGGACACGATCCAGTTGTCGACCAAGGATCCCACGGTGGACCCGATGAAACCACCAATGCTGAAGGCGCTGACGCCAAGCAGGGTGCCGCCGATAGAGCCACCGATCGTGGCGCCAACCGCGCCGAGTACAAGCGATGCCATAGGAGAACTTTCAGATGCTGCAGGAGGGCGGAAACAGGAAGGCGAAGGCTATGCGCCGCCGCCAGGCAGGGGTCAGGACTTCTTCGATGACGCCGAGCCGATCGTAAGAATGGATGAAGTGGTCGGGCGCGGTCACGATGCCGACGTGCTTGGCGATGGCCAGCGGCGTCATGCGAAACAGGATCAGCGCGCCGGGACTGATTTCAGTCGGTGCAATCGGGACCAGCATCGAGGCCGCCCCATCCGCGAGCACCTCGCGCGGCCCTGTCTCGCCCCAATCGCGACTGTAGGGTGGGATCGGAAACGGTTCGTCCCCGACCACCTCGCGCCAGACACCACGGGCGAGGCCAAGGCAATCGCAGCCGATGCCGCGCAGGCTGGCCTGATCGTGATAGGGTGTGCCGAGCCATAAGCGCGCGATGCCGACAACACGCTCTGGATCTTGGGTTGGCACGAATGAGTAATGCATGGTGGCGCTCTTGTTATTCAGCCTGTTTAGTGGCGGTGTTGTGCTGAGATTTGAAGAATGGTCGGCGTGTATGGATTTTACTGGGTTATCGGCGTTTCCCCTGACGCCTTCAGACGAAAAGGGGCGCGTGGAAACGGACCAATTGCAGGGGTTCCTTGACCGTCTAAAAGCGGCGGACCTGGGGTCTGTCTGTCTTCTCGGAAGCACGGGAACCTATGCCTATCTGTCTCGATCCGAGCGGCGCCGCGCCGTCGACGCAGCGGTCGAGGGGCTTGCAGGCGCGGTGCCCCTGATTGTTGGTGTCGGCGCGCTCAGAACCGATGAGGCGTGCGATCTGGCGAAGGATGCCGTCGCTGCGGGGGCCGATGCCCTGTTGCTGGCCCCGGTGTCCTACACGCCCCTGACGCAGGACGAGGCGTTCGAGCATTTCCGAACTGTCGCGGCCGCCACCGACCTGCCGCTTTGCATCTATAACAATCCGGGCACGACGCACTTCACCTTCAGTCTCGAACTGCTTGAACGCCTTGCAACGGTGCCCGGCATTGCGGCAGTGAAGATGCCGCTGCCCGCGCAGGGCGGTATTTCCGATGACCTGTCGCGGCTGCGCAGTGCCCTGCCGAAAGGTTTCGCAATCGGCTATAGCGGGGATTGGGGCTGTGCAGAGGCGCTGCTGGCAGGTGCCGATACTTGGTACAGTGTGATTGGGGGATTGTTTCCAGAGATTGCGGCCCAGCTGACCCGCGCGGCACAGGCTGGACACACCGATGAGGCACATCTGCTCGATGCGCGGCTTGTCCCACTTTGGGATCTGTTCAAAGAGTATGGCTCGCTTCGGGTGATCTATGCCGCGGCTAGGCAGTTAGGTCTGACAACGTGTGATGCGCCCCGACCAATCCTGCCGCTTGGGAAGGTCGAAACCCGCCGCGTTGCAGTCGCTACAGAGGATTTGATGAATTAGCACTTCAGTTCTGAGCGAGACTGCCATCAGCCGTGTGAACGCGCAGCGGCCTTTGTGATAGCGGGCGGATTACAGCACCCCGCCTTCATGGCCGCCGTCTTGGCTGGCATAGCGCAGCACGGCATCTTGGCCCGGTATGTTAGGAAAACCTCGGAAGTTGGCCATGTTGGCGAACTTCGCGCCACACGTCGCGATGCGCTTGTCGCAACCCGCCCGCGCGATGAAGCTGTCGCCCTCGGCGATGGCGCGCACCGGCGCTTCCAGCAGGGTAAGGGTCGCAATGGCATCTGCCAATCCATGGGCCAGCACTTCGGTGATGCGCCCGGTATTGGCACCGCTGGTCCATGTCAGGGTGCCTGAGGTGAACCAGCCCGCCTCGAATGTCGACAGCCCCGAGGCCATGAACGCGCGGTCACGCAACAGGTCGGTGATCATGCCCGCACCCTTGTAGACGGCGTTTTCCAGATCGATCTGGCAGCGCGCATCGCCCAGCGCCGCATCGCACCCTGCCTGAAACGTCCGCCCGACGGTCTGGCCCAGCACATGCGCCAGCGACCGCACTTCCGCCACGAAGGCCATACGGCCGCGCCGGATTTGACCCACCGCACCGCGGCGCATCAGCACCCGTTGGCTCGGGTCCGCCCAGTTCACCCGCCACAGCTCCACCGCTGCATTGTCCCAGCGCCCGTCGAGAATGTCGGTCTCGGTGATCCTGTCCGAGGTTAGCACGCCGGTGGCATCCTGTGCATCGACGGCCAGATCGGAGCCAGAGCGGATTTCGGACGCGGCGAACCCGCTTTCTGGTTCAAATTCGGTGCCATCAAAACTGAGGGCGCGATCATGGTCGGTAAAGCCGAAGCTGCCCCCATCCGTCCGCGAAATCCGCCAGCACCAGGATAAAGTCGTCGTGCCATCGTCGAGATGTGCCTGCAGCGCGGGAGAGAGGGATTTCATCTGCGGATCTCCAGCAAAGGGATAGATGTGATTGAGCCTAGCCGCTCGATATCGAGCGTGACGTCGAGCGTGTCGGTGTCGAAGCGGACGGGCACATCGAATTCAAAGCCTGCAGAGATTGCGACGCCCGCGCCGGGGGCGGCGTTGAACGTGACACTGCCGGTCGTGATGTCGACACTCCAACCGGTCATCTGCTCGACCCCGTTCAAAGCCACCCGGATTGTGCCCGCGACGGGTTTGGCAATGGCGCGGGTCCAGCTTTGTGCGCCGGAAGTATAGCGTTTCAGGAGCGCGAAGGTGGTGACTGCACCATTGCCAGTGCCAATGAGCTGGTCTGTGGGGGCGACCGCCTGCGATGGCAGGCAGGATTTGTAGTCGGCCCAGTCTTTATAGCGAAACCCATGCAGGCGAGCGTTGCGCGCCTCGAAGAAGGCAACGACCGATGCAAGATCATCTGCGCGGCGAATGCCGTAGGCCACGTCAAACCGGCGGCGCGAGTTGGCCCAGCTGGCGTTGCGTTCTTCGTCGCCACTCGCCAGTTCAACGATCTGGGTGCGCCGCTCCGGCCCGCCTCGCGCGCCACGGCTGATGTTGTCGGGAAACCTAACCTCGTGGAAGGCCATCACATGCCCCTCCGGCCCAGCGACACGGCGCGGGCGATATCAGCCGCGACCTGTGTGCGGGATTGCCGGAAGCTTTCGGCGTCGCGGGACATGATCGTGACAGAGATATTCGGCGCTGCGTTCTGTCCCTGGCCATATCCAGCCGCCTCCCTGCGCGACAGAACACGCTCGCCGCGTTGCAAGATCGCGGGCACTTCATCGGGTTTCAGCCCGGCCCAGCCCCCGGAGTGCATGCGCGGGGCACCGGCGAAGGCCATGGCAGGCACCATCCGGCTGCTACCCGCGACGCCAACTGTGCCGCCCGAATGCAGGATGTTCGCGAACAACCCGCCCGTGCCGCCAAGCGCACCCGATAAGGCATCGGCGATGGGGCCGAGAATGAAGCGCCGCGCGGCCAGTTTGGCCAGATCAGCGATCATCGAAGTGACGAGGCCGCTGAAGTCTAGCTTGCCGGTTTTGACGAAGTCGCCCACGGCGTTCTCTGCGCTCTGGAACGCCCCGACCAGCGTTTGGCCGATATCCCCGCCAATGTCCCGCGCCTTGGCTGCATAGTCAGCAAGGGCAGCCGTCACCGCGCCCCAGCCGGTTACTGCCTGCTCCGCACCCTCGGCGGCTGCGGCCCCTGCTGCGCGCGCAGCGGCTCCTGCGCCACCGGCAGCGGCGGCAGTGTCATCAAGTTCGGCGCTGAGTGCGTCTGCGGATACCGCTGCATCCGCGAGGGCCGTTTCGGCCTCGGTCCCGGCGCTGGTCATCGCATCACGCAGCGCCTGCCAACTCGCCAACGGGCGGCCAGCCGCATCGGCCAGCATGCCTGCTGCCTCGCGGTAGCCGTCGGCCCGGGCGCTGGCATCGTCGGCCGCAGCCCCCAATCCCAGATCAGGCGTATCGATGTAAGTCCGCCCCAGAGCCGCCGAGAATGCATCAGCTGCAGCAGCACCGGCCGCCTCTGCCGCACCCGCGAAGGGGTTGTCGATCCCGCCGAGTGCCACCGGATCGAGGGTCCCGAGCCGAACCCCACCTTCGCCGGTTGCCCATTCAGGGAGCAGGTCCAGCGCTGCGTTGAGCGTTGTAATGAACCTATTGATCCGAGTAACGACACCGTTCAGCATCGACTCCACGCCGCTGATCAGCCCGTTTGCGGCCTGAAACGCAAAGTCGCCAATGGCACCGGGAAGCCGCCCCCAGATCGCCTTCATCGCATCAAACGCGCCTTGGAACACGGCCACCGACCGGTCACCAAAACTGAACACGCCGGTGATGGCACCGTCGAGCGCCGTCAGCGTTGTGGCCTTCATCCCCTCCCAACCTGCTGCCATCCGTGCCAGTGCTGCATCAAGCGCGAGGCCGATGCGCCCCCACACCTCGAAGGCGAGGTCGGAGAGCAAACCCATCGCGTTACCAAAGCCACCGGCACCGGCCATCAACCGGGTGAACTGATAGACCAGCTCGCCCGCACCGACGATTAGCGCGCTGATGCCGGTTCGGATGAGCGCCCCGCGCAGGAACACCAGCGATGTGGCGAGGCCCCGCACCGACAGCGCGGCCATGGCCATGCCTGCCACCCAGCGCCCGGCCATGAGGCCCGCGAATGTGGTGGCATAGGTCGTCAGCCGCCCGATATTGTCGAAAAGTGCCGTGATCGCGATACCGACCGGCCCGGTGGTGCGCGCGACGGCGGCCAGCGCATTGGCCACAGCCTCGAGCGCGGGTGCCGCCGCCACGGCCAGTTGGTTCGAAACCCCGCGCCAGATCAACCCCAGGCGGGAAATCGCATCATTGGTCCGCTCGATCTGGTCAGCATCCTGCTCGGAAACCACCACCCCGAAGGCAAGCACGTCCTCTGTCGCCTGGCGCAGCGTCGCAGTGTCGATGCGAGACATGGCGATGGAGCCCTCTTCGCCGAAGAGCTGCCCCGCGACTGCGGCGCGCTCAGCCGCAGGTACGAATTCCGCGATGGCGGCGTTGATCGCCCCGACACGCTGGTCCAGCGGCAAAGCGATCAGGTCGGCGGCCGACAAGCCCAACCGGTCCAACGCGTCTGCCGCGGGGCCGGTCCCGGCAGCCGCCTGGCTCAACCGTCGCGTCAGATCCTTGGTCGCTTGCTCAATCCCGGACATCGACACACCGGCCAGTTCACCCGCACGCTCCAGCGTTTGGATCGAGGCGACTGTCGTACCGAGTGATTGGGCCAGTTTGGCCTGCGCATCCACCGTCTGCAGGCCGGAACGGACCATCGCGCCGCCTGCCGCCACCAGCGCTGCAGTGGCAGCCGCCGCTGCAAGCGTGGCGCGGCGGGCAAAGGCAGCGACGCGTGTATTCGCGAGGTCCATCTCACGCGACAGTCGCCCGAAGCCGCGCGCGCCTGCCTCACCCACACCTTCCAGCTCGGCGCGCACCTGGCGGCCGCCCTCGGCGACGAGGCGGACCGAGACGCGTTTTTCAGCCATCACGGCTTCCTTCCATCTGCTCGTTCACTTTGCGCACCATCACCGCCTCGATCTCGGGCAGCAGCTCGGCGGCGATCAGCGCGTCGATGCCCAGCGCTTGGGCCAGTGCAATGGCAGCACCCATGTCCCAGCCCAAGACAGCGCCGGGGATCACCCGTAGTTGCCCGCCAAGGCGACCGACCAGATCCCAGACCTGCCAGCCCTCCTGAGTTTGCGGCCTGTTCAGTCTTGTGGGGCAGTCCGGGCACGGCCCCGGGCAGGCGCTGCAGTACCGGTCGCCCCCGCCGAAGGACCAATCGGCGAGAGCGCGGAGACGTTTTTTTCCGCGTCCAGGATCAGGCCCCGTGCGACGTATTGGGTCTGGAAGGCTTCAAAGACCGGCCAGATCTCGAGAAGGGCGTCGATGCCATAGGGTGTGACCGGCAGCAGATTGCCAGCGTCATCGCCGACCCCCTCCCAATCCAAAACAGCGCGCCGTGCGACGGCCTTGGCCATGGCGAGCGCAAGTTCCTCGGTCGTGGAGCTATCCGGCATAACCTCGATGGCCGGATCGGCGCGGGCCGACACCATCAGCGCGGTGGTGAGTGGGCCCACCAGCAGACGCAGGCCTGGAGCGAGGTCCAACCATTCAGGCGTGGCGGTCAGGTTCAGTCGGATCATGATCAGTATCCTATGAGTGTGTTGATAAGGACGGCGGTGCACATGCGGGCCGGGCTGGTGGCTTTTGCTGCCTGCCAGTCAAAGCTGGCCTGCACGCCTTGCGGCCCGGCGATCTCGATGCGCGGTCGCGGTAGATAGACGGCATGGGCCGTGAAGGTGAAACTGGCGTTGACCCCGAGGCTGTAATTGAACTCCAACTCGCAAGGGCTGCCGTCGATGGCCTGTGTCACCAGTGTTGTGTCGGAAAATCGCACTTCGATCCGGCCGGTGAGTGCAGCCATGGTCGGATCGGCACCATCGATGCGGCCATCGCCCCGGATGGTTTCGATACGGTCGAGGTTGTTGGAATAGGTGATCTCAGCCGAGACGACATTGCCCAGCGCCGTTCCGTTGCGTTTGACCGTGCCGTTGAAATGGCCGAACCGCTGAAGAGCAAGCGCGGTTGGTGTGCCAGCGGCCGTTGTGGCGGCGACGGTTTCACCTTGGGCAATGAGCCGCGCCGTCGCGGTCAACAGGCCAGAGCGCTGCATCTGCCATGACAGCTGATCCAGCACACAGCCTGAATACATGGCGAAACGGGGCACTTCCGGCATTGCCGTTTCAATCGACATGCTCGGTAGCGTCCAGTTGCCCGACTGGAACGTGTGGGTCTTGGGCGTGGTGCCGCTTGTGGTGGGCTGGCCAAACGCCGCCTTCAGCCAGAAGCCGAAGGCCTCAACGTCGATGGGGATCACGACCTCGCCGTCAGCGGTCACCGCATCCTTGATTGGTGCAAGCGGATCGCGACCGTAGCCCAACAGTTCCGATTCCAGCAGCGGTTGTTCCGCCCCGAGCGTCGCCCGGGCGAAGGGCATCAGCCGGAACCCACTCACCGGCGGGGTGCCGTAAACTGTCTCGAAGCCAAGCGCCATCTGCGCCCGGGCGCCTTGCGCTCGTGCCATATCGTTCTCCTAATTGTCGGGGTGTCAGGCCAAAGGGCCTGTGGTGGTGTAGTGCAAAACGACGGTGATCACCGCCGCCTTCAGGGTGACAGCTCCCTCAACCGGCAGATCGACCGAGGCCGGGGCTTCTGCCTCGACCCAATCGCAGAGCCCGCCAAGTGTGCGGTCTGTTTCCAGTGCAGTGCCGATCGCCGCGATCAGCGCATCGAAGGCCGTGGTCCGGTTTCCGGCCGTCTGGATGATCACCTCCATCTCCGCCCGGTGCTCATAGTGATAGCGCAGCGGCGATAACGTGACCTCCGGCTCGCCGGGTTGGCCGTCGCGCAGGATGATCAACCCGGCTGGCGGGATGCGTTCGGGGAGAACCTCGTCACGCAAGGTGAGGGCGGCAAGCGGCTGCAGCCGCGCTTGCAGCGCGGCGAGGACGGTATCGCGGGTGGTGTGCAT